CGGGCTCAACGGCGGCACCTACGAGTATTTCTTCAGTACTTCGCCAACTGCCACTGCGGACGATGCCGACTTCCTCGGGCGAGGGCTGTCGTTCACCCATACGGGATTGGCGTTCTACACGAACTATTACTACTTCGTGCGCTCGTCGAATGCCTACGGGAAAAGCGCATTCCTGTACGTGCCGACCTCGACCTCGAATGACGTATCGGCCTACTTGGCGGCACTCGCCGGGAAGATCACTAAAACTGAACTTGGTCAGGACCTGCTGGACGAGATCGACAAAATACCTGGACTTCAGGATCAGATCGACGCGCTCGATGGCTTGACCGGCTACAAGCCTGGCCAGGTTTACGCAAAAGACCAGATGGTCGTTGAAGGCGACCGGATCTTTCAGGCTAAAAGCGAAGTACCGATCAACACGCCGCCACCGAACGCCACTTACTGGCTGGATGTGGGTCAGTCGATCGAGACGGCGAACGGTCTGGCGCAGCAGGTTGCGTTCAATACCGCCGATATCACCGAGCTCGACGGCGTAGTCACCGCTCAGGCGACCGCGTTCCAAGCGTTGCGGGCATCATCCCGCGATGACAATGGCGAAGGGGCTCTGGCGGATGCGCTGAAGGGCTGGACCAGCACCGCCGCGATCGCTTCGGAAGAGAAGGTTCGCGCCTCTGAAAACGAAGCGATGGCACAGCGGATCACTACCTTCGACGTCGCCATCGGCGAGAACGCGGCGAACATCACCGAGCTGGAGCAGGTGGTTGCCACCAACGAGTCGGCAACGGCCACGAAGATCGATCAGCTTAATGTGTCGGTGGGAGAAAACACCGCCTCGATTCAGCAGACGTCTACGGCCTATGCTGACACCGCCGGCAAACTGACCACGATGTGGTCGGTGAAGATGCAAGTCACGGCTGGCGGGCAGTACGTCGCAGCCGGCATCGGCTTGGGCATCGAGAACACCGGCGCCGGCCTGCAAAGCCAGTTCCTGGTGAGTGCGGATCGCTTCGCCATCGTCAACACCATCGCCGGCGGCACCGTCTCGGTTCCGTTTGCGGTGACTGGAGGCCAGGTGTTTATAAACTCGGCGTTTATCCAGGATGCCTCGATCACCAACGCAAAGATTGGTAGCTACATCCAGTCTAACAATTACGTCGCTGGCACAACTGGGTGGAAGTTGTTTTTCAATGGAACGTTTGAGATCAACTCAGCGTTTGGTGGAGGCGGTCGACAGCTGATCAACAATGCCGGTGGCAAGGTGTTCGATCCAAACGGCGTGAAACGCTACCAGTGGGGAGATCTTAGCGCATGAGTTACGGCGCCAGAGTGTGGGACGAAAACGGTAATTTGACCATGGATACCACGACATTCACCTACCAGGTGATCTGGCAGGGGGTTATCGACTTCAGCGGATCAACGCCCAGTTACACGCTGAGCATCCCCGGCTTCAACCCTGCCACCTGCGTGTTCATGATCATTCCGACCAGGTCGCAGGACGTGCAGTCATCTGAAGCTGACGGACTAGGAAACACGAAGTCTTACCCTTACGTCACTACCTCGACAGGTCAGGTCGTCGTCCTGCCTAAAAACCCATCATCCAGCGCTTCGACACTCCAGACAAGGATCGTCGCCAAGGCTTACGCGATCAGGCACTCGACATGACATATGGATTTCAGAGCATCAATGACAATTCATTTGTCCAGATCGATTCCGAGGCGCCACGGCTTTGCATGCTGACCAAAGGCTCGTATTCAGGGACGACCAACGCATCAGGGGTGTTTGCCAGATCAATCACAAGCTCAGATCCGCCACTAGTGTTCATTCGCCCGGATCAAGGGACGATTCAGGTGCCGATATCGGTGTGGTTCACTGGCGGGCCGGGAAACTGGACCGGGTTCACCATGAAGGCATCCAACGTCAACGCAACGTTAAGCGGTCAGTATTTTGTTGCCGCATGGGCGTCCATGGGCACGGCAGCCTATGGGATACGGATGTGGGACCAGAACGCGGCGCTTGTTTACGACAGCGGCGCCCCAGCGGTCGTCGTGACATTCGCCGCAGGTAACTGGACGTACCTTGGGGAGGAACAGCTGACCGCGGGTCACCGGTATTTCTGGGGCATTAACAAGGTGCTTGGTGTTGGCGAGTACGTGTCTCTAAACCCTTTCGCCATGAACTGCCACAACAATGCGTCTGGTGGCGGTTGCGCGCTCGGCGTCGATTACGCAAACGGCCGCATCATGATGTACAGCCTCGCAACAACTGCCTGGACCGACCAAGGCCACCGTCCATTCCTCTGCGCCAAATTACTGGCCTGACTTCTTTCGCTTCGCACCTATTTATTCTGGAGATACTCAATGCCCTGGTACAAATCAGGTACGGTCTCGGTCGTCCTAAATTCGAACGCAGTGATCGGCACAGGCACCGCTTTCATTGCTAACAGCCGGGTAGGCGATGCCTTTCGCGGTCCGGACGGCGGCTGGTACGAAGTGACAAACATCGCCAGCGACACGGCCTTGTCGATCTCGCCAAACTACCAAGGCGCGACCAATGCCGCTGGCGTCTACGCGCTGGCGCCGATGCAGGGCTACGTGAAAGATTCGGCTGACCAGCTTCGATCACTGGTCAACCTATATGGCGCCAAGATGGCCGCTCTCGGGACCACGGGCAATTACGATATTTTGCCCGTCACAAAAGGTGGCACCGGGATCACTGATCTGTCGGCGTTTATCCAAGGCATGCTGAATGATGCTGATGCGCCCGCCGCTCGCACCACTCTGGGAGCGGCAAAGTCCGGAGCGAACTCAGACATCACGTCGCTCGCCGGGATGACATCTGCGCTCAGCGCATCTCAGGGCGGCACAGGCAACACCACAGGCACGGCCACAAAATTGGCAGCCGCTGCCATGGTAGGCACGGCTTCGCAGGCTGGAGGTGTCCCTACAGGTGCGATCATAGAAAAAGGCAGCAACGCAAACGGTCAATGGACCAAGTGGGCAGATGGAACAATGATCACCCAGTTTCGACTGGGGGCATCGTTCAATATAACAAATGCTTTCGGAAGTCTTTTCTACGCAAATATCGGGTCTATAAGTTATCCACAGACGTTCGTAGACGTACCTTCGTGTTCAATCACTTCTGCCGGATATGGGTGGATTAGTCGAACTGTAGGGAGCATAAGTGGGACAGGATCATCGATTATTGTAAACCCACTTTCGGTGAGCGGCGCAGTGACGGTACTCGAAATCATCGCCGTTGGTCGTTGGTACTAACCTTACCAAAAACAAGAGGCACTATATGATTATTAACCTATCACCAATAGGGTCCACCGAAACACTAAGTGTTTCCGTCGTCGGTGACATCTTGATACTTAATGGGGTTGAGCTGGATTTCACGCCGATGACCGAGGGTGCGACTTTACCCAACCAAGCCATTGATTGTAAGTGGGTGTTGGGCGGCGTTTATCGTACGGATGGTGAGATCAACGTAACCATACAACTACCAAACACAGAAGATGCCTCTGAACTGGCTAGATTTCCATCGCCTATTCATATCACCGTAGATGGTCCAGTGGAGTTGCCAAAATGAATCTGGATTTCTCACAAATGATTACTGTAGCCGATAAGAGCGCTATGAAACTTTCCACCACCATTGAGGCTATTGCTAGGCGCCGCTTCGCCGCAGAGACGGCTGGTATTACAGTAAACGGCATGTTGGCTTACACCGACCGCACCACGCAGATGAAGCTGACGGCGGCATCTGTTCGCGCCGCCAGAGACCCCGCCTATACGGTTGACTGGAAACTAGCCAGCAACACCTTTGTCCGGCTTGCGGCAGATCAACTCATCGCTATTGGTGATGCCGTCGGCGATTACGTGCAGGCGTGCTATACGCGCGAGTCCGTGCTACTGACCGCTCTGGCCGATGGCGCCTACACCGACGCAATGCTTGAGGAGGGCTGGCCGGCATGAGTCGATTCGTCACAACACTGAAAACCGAACAAGTCGGCAAGCAGGCGCACATCCTCTTGTCCGACCTCGTGCTGGCCGACGAGCAGGAGCGCGTCATCACTGTGCCGGCCGGCTTCGTCACGGACTTCGCCAGCATTAAGGTTCTGCACAATGCCTTTTTGTTCGTGCTGTTCGCGCTGGTGTCCGGCTACGGCAACTACGCGGCAACAGTGCATGACTGGCTTTACAAGGTCGGCTGCGTCAGTCGCAAGGAGGCCGACGCGGTGCTGTACCGGGCGCTGCGGGCAGAGGGTGTGGCGCGATGGCGAGCCTGGCTGTTCTGGGCCGGCGTCAGGATAGGCGGCGCCAAGCAGTTCACACAAACCCCGACAAGTTCGGGGTTTTCTTCGCCTGGAGATCAGTAAATGACAATCACCCAGCAGCAACTGCTGCAGATCCTCCCGAGTGCCGGCAAGCAAGCCGGCGTTTTTGCGTCTGCGCTTACCCTGGCCATGGATAAATACCAGATCAACACACGCCTTCGCATGGCGGCCTTCATCGCTCAGGTCGGCCATGAATCCGGCCAGTTCAACTGGGTGCGTGAGCTCGGTGGCGACCAGTACCTGAGCAAGTATGACACCGGCGCGCCGGCCAAGCGGTTGGGCAACACGCCCGAGGCTGACGGCGATGGCCAGAAGTACCGTGGGCGCGGCCTGATCCAGATCACCGGGCATGATAACTACTTGGTGTGCAGCAAGGCGCTGTTCGGCGACGACCGCCTACTGAGGACGCCTGAGCTGCTCGAACAGGTCGAGTGGGCGGCAAAGTCCGCGGCGTGGTTCTGGGATTCGCGAAAGCTGAATGATCTGGCCGACGCGAGCGCCTTCGAGACCATAACCCGCCGAATCAATGGTGGGATCAATGGGCTGGCCGAACGGAAAGAGTTTTATCAGCGAGCGCTGAAGGTCCTTGCATAGGTTGGTGCTCAGTCGGAAGACGCCGTAGACGGGGTGCTCGGAGGCGCCTGTGCGGCGGGTTACATTTTTCTGCCAATCTCTGCTGCCGCGAGAACGATGGCTCTGCGCGTTGCCGGCATGTTCACTGTCCGCCGCATTACGCCAATCTCTTCGCTAGGACGCTCATCAGTTGCGTATTCGATGTTATGAAGCAGCTTTGCAGCCAGTCGCAGTGCGTCGCCATCGCTGGCTAGCGGGTTCCAGCTGTAGAATCCTCCAGACCCGTCAGGGCAATCCATTCCTTCGTCGCCGTATTCATTCCTGCGGTATGTGCCGGCCAGTCCAGCAGCCTTTGCCGAAAGTTTCAGCAGTTCCATGTCGTTCATCCTTCCACCTCATATCCGATCGCCTCAATGGCAGTCGCGTATTGTGCCAGAACTGGCCGCGCTACGTTTTGCGCGTCGTCGTTTTGTGGCGCTTGATTCGCACTCATCGACTTCCCCCCTCCATAACGATATCGGACATGCGGCCCGGGCGCGGGATCACGCGATACACTTCGGTGCCTCGCGGATCAGCTGCAAGCCCTTCAAGAACTGCCGCGACATATTTGCGCTGAAGGCTCACGGTTTCGCCGCGTTCGAGCATGGCGCGGATTTCGGTAATTGTTGCCATCACTCGTCCTCCTGCGTGGCTTTTGTCCGGGCGTCTTCAATTATCTCGTCTGCCTTCTGGTCGGCACGCATGACATGCTTTGCCCGTGAACAACTCAAAGACCCATAGCCGGAGACGCTATAGCCGATTAACTGCATTAGCTGAGAGCGGTCATCCTTTGAATAATCCCGGCATGCAATCTCGTTCAGATCAAGACCATGCTTTGCGCAAAGCTCCTGCATATCGCAGATGATCTGATTCCGCTTAAACCTGACGACCTGATCAGCAGCCATTTCTACTGGCTGCATTGGTTGGCGCTTGCTCATCCCTTCACCCTCTGTTTTTCCATCCGGGGGATTTAAACCCCCGGTCGGTCGTTGTATTCCGTGGCCTGTAGCGGTGTGGTAGCTGAAAAGCTGCTGAAACCGCATTTAGGCGTGACCAATAGTCCCTTTCTAGTCACCCGTTTTTTTCATGGGAGATTCGGCCAGTTTTCTTGCT